ATACTTTCTTAAACGCACTACCAGCCAAGCCAAGGCTGTACAGCAGGCGCTCATGCTCTGGTCTGTACTCCACCATGCGCTCGGTGAGTTCGTAGTTCATATCCGCTTTTACGCGGTTTGCTGCTTCTTCCTTGTCCTTATCTTCTACGCCTATGATCTTGACCTTTACAGGCCCAGCGGCTGGGAATGTCTCAGACATGGTTTCTGCTTGGAAGCGTATGGCAGCTTCAGCAAGCACTGTGGAGTACACGCCACACGCGCCTTCCCACGGATCAGTGCGCTCTTCGTATTTGAAGCCCAGTACGTCCAGACCTTTAACAAAACTATCAGCCCAGTCTTTACGGCTGGATATGTCAGAATCTACAGACCCCACCAAGCTATCTGCTAACTCGTTAAGCACACCCTCGTCCAGTGCCTCTGCCAAGTTAGCGTCGAATGACATTACGTCACCAATGTCAGCGTCAGGAATTATGGTGATCTCAACGCTACCATCATCTAGTGTCACCATCTTCGGATCGACAATCTCAATCTCCAGACCGGCAGTCTCGTCGTCTTCTATGCCCTGTGGTGCAGCGTATAAACCTTTTTCTATAGCCATAATCTGTCTCTAGTAGAAGCCGCCCCGCCGCGACTTAAAGTATCTTTGTTCTTCAGGCTCATCTGTCGGTAGTCGTATAAACCCACCCTGCCTGAAGCGCATGAGTGCCATGACTGTAGAGTCAACCAAGTCATCATGGCTCATAAACGGAAACCCAGCAATCTCCTCAACTACCTCTTCCGCCCACCGTGTGGGAGGTACCCACACCAAACCAGACGCTACAATATCAGATACTGAGTTCAGACGTGCTAACTTATCACCTGATCCCCTGTGAGGGGTATACTCTGAAACAGGCAGTCCCATCCGGCGCATCTCTTGGTACAGCGCCGTACCCGATGACTTCTTCTCCACAATGAATGCATCAGGCTCCCACTCGTTATACTCCTCCAGTGCCATGTCTTTTAGCTCTGGAAACTCCATCCGCTGCTTGATGCTGTTGAGCAGGATGATGTTGTAGTTGCCCGTCTCTTCGTACAGGAACACGCCCCACGTAGTCAGTGCCGTGTAGTCCGCACGGTTGTGTTTTTCTGCCGCTGCGTCCAGTGACATGATTATGTACTCACAACTCGGAGGCCGTTCCTGATCCCAGATCTGCCACCACTCCCGCTTGACCAGCGCAGCCTCTTCCGCTGTGGGTGTCTGCTGATACTGCGCGTTCCACTGGAATGTCGGCATGGATGCCTTAGTTCGCAGCAGTGCCTCTAGGTCAAAGAACTCAGGCCAGAGGGGTTTCTCGACGATCTCCTCCGTCTCCTCGTCCTCAACCTCCAGTATCGCAGGAAATTCGACGATCTCGTACTCATCCGCCCTTTCATTCTGCGTCATGTCACGTACAACACGCCCAGTCAGGTCATCCATGTGCCATCTGGTCTGAATTATGGCTACACGACCCCCCGGCATCAGACGAGTACGCGCTCCAAACGTAAACCACTCGTACGCTTTCTCAAAAACAGCAAAATTACCGTTGATTACGTCTTGTTCTGAGTGCGGGTCGTCAATTAATAGTAAATCAGCACCACGACCAGCCAGTGCAGAGCCAACACCACACGCATAATACTCGCCGCCGGAGTTGGTGTTCCATCTACCAGCCGATTTTGAGTCGCTTGCGAGCTGTACAGTGGAGAAAATGGCCTGATAGGCGTCTGTAGAGATGAGATTCCGCACTTTTCTACCAAAATCTACAGCCAAGTCGGTGGTGTGCGACACCATCATCACCTTTTTGCCGGGATTTCGCCCTAAAAACCATGCTGGGAAGAAAATAGAGACAAGTTGGGACTTGCCGTGGCGTGGTGGGATGTTCACGCAGATGCGATCCTTCCTACCCTTCTCAATATCCATCAACATGTCAGCTAACATGCGGTGGTGCTTGCCCACAATGTAGTCTGGCTGCATGCGTTTGCAGAATTCTATCAGGTCATCGTACGCCGCTTGGTTAGCCTGCCGTGCTGCAAGCTCATCGACGATACGATTTATCTCTACAACCTCGTCATCAGAAAAAGCGTCGAGGTTATCCAGCATATTCTGGACTTCTTCTTCGCTAAAGTCGGGAACGGCCTCAATCATCGTATTCTTCAAGACCGAATGTCTCTTCTATATTCAGCACTGAGCCATCAAGCACTACATCCTCGTAGTCGCCCTCTGCTATGTCGTCTACAGGCTGTACCAGCTTCTCCAACTTACCTCGTAACTTATTACGTAGGTCTTCCGTAGACTGGTGTGTAACCGTGACTTCTGTCTTCTCCGCGAACAAACCTACGTCTGAGATCTTACCCAGAAGTTCCAGCGCACGTATGCGTATGCGTGGGTCATCGTTCTCTGACTCCAACAGCAGTTTGTTGGTAACTAGGTATCTGATCTGCGTTGCACTTTCTGCAACAGAATGTCCGAACTCTTGCAGGATGTTGTTGGTTAGAACAATGGAGGCAGGGGTAAGTTTCGCCGCCTTCTTTGCAGTAACCTTCTTAGAAGTTTTTTCAGGATCGTCAGCGTAAGCGATAGCAAGTCTCGCAGCGGTGTCTTCATCTTCTACCGTAGGCTCTAAATCTAATCCGTGTTCAGCTAATTGCAACGCCGTATTGCACGCTGCCTCCGCACGCTCCTTCAAATCTACATTGGGTACGTCTTCCACAAGGGGTACACCGATTTCAGGTTCGACGAACAAAGTCATAGGCACGGATTGTATCGCTGGCTAGTAGCCGTTGGCGCGAATATACACCAAAAACCACGGAGGACAAACAAATGAAAAGTCCAAAAAGTCCAAAACACTATGTATGTGATTTTCTGGACACCCCCGTGTAGGTGTTTCTGTGTAACCAAATTTTCTACAAGTATTTACGTGCCGGGTGTGCCGGGGGGTATGAATAACCCGAATAACCGCACAGCCCTTTAAAAACGTGGGTTTGCGGCAAAAAGGACAAGGTACGTTTCAAGCCCAAAATCTAAAAAACTGTACAAAAAATTTTTTCAGGGGGACTTTTATTTTTGGGGTGGGGGGTTTCCTGTGTGGAGATTAGTAGGGAACGGCCTCAAGAAAGGTAGGCAAATTCAGGGAGATAGGGATTATTTGAGCGTATTAGTAATACTAGGCATGCACGGGAGTCACAAGACGTGCGCGGGTGGTAGGGGGGCGGTAGGGTCTGATTTGCCGGTTTTGTGTATGACTTATACACAAAAAACCACTATTTGACGCCATATGACACGTATTACTTGCATGTAACACGTTATCGCGCTATAATTTGGGGCGTTGGCGGGCAATTCTGTCAACGTAAATCAACAAAATAGGAACTGACAACATGTCAAACTCAAACTACAACATCGCGGGGATCGAAGAACAGTCACAGGCGTTCGCGTCTGGCGCTATCAGTCAGAAGGACGCCTGCGCTAATCTGTTAGGCCTAATATGGTCGCCAAAGACGGCGCAATATATCAAGGCCAAGGGCGCAAGGCCTATGATTAATACCGGCGATTTATCATTCAACAAGGCGCAGTATGCCGACAACACCAAATTCCACGCGCTTCAACGCGGATACGTGTTAGCTAACACCGAGCGATTCGGTACCGTCGGCCTCGCCGGATTTAGCACGCTGGAATTGTTTGGAATGGATAGGGACGCGGTAAAGGCGCACAAGCTAAAACTATGCGCAGGCAATAAAAAGCCGGTGAACGCGGCGCAGAAAAAGGCGCTGGCGGCTTTCATTAAGGCGCAGCGTACTACCGATAACCGTATCAGCACTGGCATGGCTAATCTTCGCGGATCAGTCAACAGCATGTTGGGTGTGCCTAAAGTAGAAAAGCCGAACAAAGCGCCCAAGGCGCAGACTGCCAAGGGTAAGGATACCCAAACCGGCGGCGTCTCAACTGATACGCACGTTGAATCCGGCCCAGTAACCGAGGTCAAAACCTCACCAGCACCGCGCTCGATTCAGCACCCCACGCTGATTGAATTGGTGAACAAGCTGGCGGCATTCGATGTGGCAGAACAGGCTGTAATCGCGGAGAGCAAATCAGTGCAGGGATTACTTGCAGGACTAACCCGCACTCTGAGCCACCGCAACAAGTAACCCACCAACCTCACCAACCGAAGCCCCCGCAAGGGGGCTTTTTTTTGTCTCGAATTTTTCGATACCAGTTCCTATATTAGAGGTGCGCCACGAGATGATACGTTTTGTGTATAGATCATACACAAACTAACACGTTACCACGAAACCAGTTCCTAGATTAGAGGTGCGGGGTAATGTAACTTTCTTTTGTATCGTTTGTAACGCTTTGTCCCCCTAATGTAACGTTTTTTGAGGGTCGAAATGTTACATTAGTTTGGTGGTATCTA